GGACAAATACTATAATGTCACAGTAGCATTTCCACCACCTCCTATGTATGGTGAAGATAATTACATGTGGAAAGGGGGAATATCGCTTCATCCTGAATATTCACGTGAATATCGCGAAAAGAATCATGAAAAGGTACGTTCATATGAACGTAAATATCGCGAAAAGAATCCTGAAAAGTTACGTGAAAGGAGCCGTAAATATCGCGAAAAGAATCCTGAAAAGTTACGTGAATCTAATCGTGAATATTATGCTAAGAATGCTGAAAAGTTACGTGAATCTAATCGTGAATATTATGCTAAGAATGCTGAAAAGTTACGTGAAAAGAAACGTGAATATCGTGCTAAGAAGAAAGCAGAGAAGGTCAATAGCGTCAATCTGAGACGATTTATGGGATAATAGGAGAAAAAACGGAATATAACGTATTCCTAAAATTCACTATACTTTTGTCTCAATACCTGTCATAATAGGTACTTAATCAATAAGAGATCGAACTATGTCTTACTTAATTCACCAGTTTCACTTATCAGATGACGCCCGAGACCATTTAAATTCAGTTGGTTGGGATGGCGACTTCGGTGACTTTCCCGAGATCGCAATTCACCGTGACGTAAAATTCATGGGTGGATCTAAGCACTATGAATCTTGGATGGAGGAACACTTCACCTCAGTAGCACGTGTCACCGGTGTTGACACTCTCGAAGACGTGTTTCATGTTGGTAACGGATATGGTCCTGAAGGGTCTTGCATTCAGAAGTTCACCCGAATGCATTCGGTTTCTGTTGGTGATATTGTCGTCAACGAGAAGTGTGGTACTGCTTGGATGGTCGATGGTGAAGGTTGGTCTAACGTTGATTTTGGGAGATCGTTTTAATGATTGGTCATGCAGTAGGTTGTGTTTATAAGAAACCAGAGAAGAAGGAAGTGATTATGTACGAGTCTGAATTAGAGACTTTTGTGGGTTTTGTGTTGTGTTCAATCATTGGTCTTGGCACCATCTTTTTGGCGCATTTCGTATGAAGGATCGTCGCAGAAACAGAAACGGGTGGGTTCCTGTAACCTCTCAGCTTGAGGAAGAATACATGGGAGGCGTTGAAACCTTCGCAGTCGGAACTATGGTATTGACTTTTATTTTGATAGGAATAACCCTTATATGAGATTTAGACAAGAAATTACGGTTTGGGACAAAGCACCGACAACCCCAAACCACACTTACATTACTGAAGGCAGTTATCTGATCGGTATTGTGCCAGAAGGTACTAAAGAAGCCTTCATGTTTTCGTCACCCAAAAAGCAATGGTCAGTATCCAGACGCAAATTTCGTGACCTCACCGCTAAAGAAAAACGTGTTATTACAGGAGATATATAAATGTTACGTCCAGAGGATTTTGAACCAAAAGCGTTTGAAGAGTTGATACGTATGGAATTAATTTACCAGTCTGAATTGCTGGATGATGGTGAACTGAAACTTGCTTTTGAACGAGTAATAGCGTATAATAGTATTCCAGGCACATATAAGGATGGAAAATATGACAACTAAGGTTAGTCTAGTTGGTATGACAACACCGAGCGCAAGCACCGGATGTAATACCGCCGCAGAATTAATTGCTTATGCTGCCCGAGTAAGTAATCCATCAAATCAAAATAATACTAAGACCGCTAAGAAGTTGCTAGGATACTTAATCCGAGAGGGTCACTGGTCTCCTTTTGAAATGGTATCAATTACCATGGAGATTACTACGACTCGTGATATCTCTCGACAAATTCTGCGACATCGGTCTTTCTCGTTTCAAGAGTTCTCTCAACGATATGCTGTCAGCGAGTCGTTTACTACCTCACGTGAGGCACGTAAACAACACCCTACTAATAGACAACTAAGTACTTTAGATGACGATACAGAGCGTCAGAGAAAGGCACAAGAGGTTTTTAGTGAGATGCAAGCAGAGGTGTCCAAGATTGCTAAAGATTACTATGAGATGGCACTCAACACTGGTATCGCTAAAGAACAAGCTCGTGCGTTGTTACCCGAAGGATTGACAGAGACCACATTGTATATGAGCGGCACTCTCCGGTCATGGGTACATTACTGTGAGTTGCGAATGGGTCATGGTACTCAGAAAGAGCATATGGATGTCGCTAAGATTGCGTGGGAAATTCTCAGCGTACATTTTCCAGATGTAACAGGAGCCGTTGAGGAAATGAATAGTTAGGAGATTAAGTTCGTGAATATATTTTATCTGCACAAAGATCCTGTTACATGTGCTCAAATGCATTGTGACAAACATGTTGTAAAAATGTGTGTGGAATATGCTCAATTATTATCAACGGCTCATAGAGTTGTTGATGGTAATCTTTGGTATGGTAGAACGACTAATGGTAGAAAAATCGCACGATATTTTTATCCAGAAAGTGAAATGAATCACGTACTATATAAAGCTAGTCATATCAACCATCCTTCTAATTTGTGGGCTAGAAGTGGTTATACTAATTACGAATGGTTATATGATATGTGGACCGCATTATGTAATGAATATACTTTTAGATATGATAAGATACACGAATCTTTCAGAAAATTAGAATATGCTTTGTTAATACCGCCAGTGAAAATAGCTCCTCAACCTTTTACTGAACCTACACCTGCTATGCAAGCATTTCCTGAATGTATCGTTGAAGATGATTCTCTAACATCGTATAGGAATTACTATTGGGAAGCAAAGAAAGATTTTGCGAAATGGACTAAACGAGATAGACCGGAGTGGTGGAATGAACGGGAAAGGATCGAAACCGAGACCCAAACAAGTGTCTCAGAATGAATTTGACGCACAGTGGGATCTTATCTTTGGTGGCAAAGGTATGAAATATGATGAACATAAACGTAAAGTGAATATTACCGAAGAAGTGAGTAAACACTGGTCAGAGAACGGCAGAAAAGAAGCTGTTGTGATGAAGAGTGAATTTGGTTATTCGGTTGACCTATATGAACAGTCACGTTTCATTAGAACGGTAGAATGTTTTGACAAGTCACTAAGTTATGCCGAAGATGTCGCAGAGAACTTTTGTTTAGGGGTATTATTATGAAAATCGTAGTAGCGGGTTATGGTCCCGTTGGGCAAGCCGTACACCATGCACTAGAACAACTGCCTAGTGAACAGGATGTCTTTATTGACGATCCTGCAAAGGGTTGCAACTATTATCGAGATGAACAGATCGAACCGCCTGATGCTGTTGTGATTTGCGTTGCGACACCCGCTCTTCCTGACGGTCAGTGTGATACGTCTAACGTTGCAGCAGTCCTTGACAAGTACTATTCGTGTAACCCAGACACTAAGTTTCTAATCAAGTCAGCAGTTGATCCTTTGTGGTTGAGTGATATTCACGAGACTGCTATAATCGCGTCTGGTACGATGGATTCTGTTCTTGATGTGCATTACAATCTGACATACTCGCCCGAGTTTCTTGGTTCGTCTAATATTCATCGGTCAACTCAAGACGAGTTCATGAAGCAAACCTTTGCGATTTACGGTGGTGATGACTGTCGGTTCTGGGATGAGTTGTTCAAACCTGTTTTGCCTGATCTGAAAGAAGTTCGTTACCTGACACTAGAACAAGCAGCGTTCTCTAAGTATGTGGAGAATTGTTTCCTAGCAACCCGAGTCACTTTCTTCAATGAGATGTATAACATCTATAAAGAGTGTGGATTTGAAGGGTTTGATGGCATGATTGACGCTATCGCACTTGATCCTCGCATTGGTAAGTCGCACTCACAGGTGCCAGGACCAGACGGTAAGTTTGGATACGGTGGGCATTGTCTGCCGAAAGACATGTCGGCTTTGAGATATATCACTACTAATTCTCCTTTGCTAGACGCAATCGTAGACGCTAACGAAGAGTATAGAAGTGGTCAATAAACAAGCTCTTAAAGAATCATTTAGTGATACTGTGTTGGGGACGTTGGTAAACTTTCCTTTAAATTATGTATTGATTGCGTTCTGTCTATCCATCGAGATGACTGCACTAACCATGACTTTTTTCATGACATCGATACTTTTCATTCTAGCAGTGGCACGTAAATATTACGTAAGAATTTATTTTGAGAAGGTGTCCAATGAATAAAAGATACGAAGAACCGGAAAAGTTTACACGTAAAAAAATACGTAAAACTCGTAAACCGATGACCGACGAACAAAAGGCGGCCGCCACGGAACGGTTAGCTAAGGCACGTGCTGCAAAAGGCCCTGCTAAGAATCTTGCTATACACGAATCAATTCGGGACTTACCTGACGAACATTGGATATCACCAAAAAAGGTTAAAGAATGGTTAAAAGTTAATAAGACATTACTAGTCAGTATAAAAAGACAAGCCAGTTCAAGTGATAGAAACGAGCGTTCTGAGTTTCAGAGAATTGATACATATGTTAAAAATATGCAATCTTATCTCAGTAATGGAATTTGGGCTGATATAAACTACGGAGAACAAATGGAATTTAAAACCAAATGGTTAGTTGTAGGCCATGCCTATAATGAGGACGGCACAATGAAAAGAACTCAAGGGCACATTTATCGTGACATAGGTCTTTACACTGGAGAAGAAGAATGCAACTAGGCGAGTTAATGTTAACAAAGGCAAAGTTTACTCGCATGATAGAGGAAACGGTGGTTAAAACTAAACTTTCACACATTGACGCTGTAGTGCATATCTGTGAAAAAAATAATCTAGAAGTGGAGGATGTTAAAAAATATATCTCGGAACCAATAAAAGAAAAAATAGAAGCCGAAGCTCGGCGTCTAAACTTTTTACCTCGTGGTAATGAATTGCCTCTTGGTTAAATACCTCTTGACACCAGAGGTTAAATGGTGTACTATATACACTTACATTATGAATAACGTGGATAATCTGAAATACACTGTAAATACAAGGAAATACAATTATGTCATTTGACAATTTAAAACGCAATCGTGGAAGTAACATCGCTAAACTAGTCGCAGCTGCGGGTGGTGAAAGCGGTAACAATGAAAAGAAATCTTATGTAGATGATCGCATCTGGAAACCTACTGTCGATAAGGCAGGCAATGGTTATGCTGTGTTGCGGTTCCTGCCTGCTACAGAAGGTTCTGATCTCCCTTGGGCAAGATACTGGGATCATGGGTTTAAAGGTCCAACCGGACAATGGTACATCGAGAAGTCATTGACTTCACTTGGTCAACAAGACCCAGTATCAGAGTCAAACTCTAAACTGTGGAACTCTGGTGATGATCGAGATAAGGATATCGCACGTGAACGCAAGCGTCGATTACACTATGTGTCAAACGTAATCGTGCAGAGTGACCCAAGTAACCCAGCAAACGAAGGACAAGTGTTCTTGTTTGTCTATGGTAAAAAGATCCACGATAAAATCATGGATTTGATGCAACCGTCTTTTCAAGACGAACAACCGGTGGATCCTTTTGATCTCTGGGAAGGCGCATCGTTCAAACTCAAGATTCGTAATGTTGAAGGGTATCGCAATTATGATAAATCAGAATTTGCGGCCGTGTCTTCTTTATCAGAATCTGAAGATGAACTTAGAGAAATTTATGATCGAATGTATGATCTTAACGAATTTTCTGATCCTGCAAGTTACAAGACTTATGATGAGTTGTCTGCTAGATTAGCTTTGGTACTTGGTCAAGTAGTCACTCCACAACGTGCTGATATGGCGTTTCAGGCAGAACCTGCACCAATGAAAACCGCAGCAGCACCTGTAGTTGCTGCAACTGCTGAAGCTGATGAAGATGATACTATGTCTTACTTTGCTAAACTAGCCGCTGAAGAATAATATAAACAGCGGTTTATTTAAGGGGGAGTTCGCTCCCCTTTTTTTTTATCGGAAACTATATGAGAAAACGTAGAGAAACATATCACGACGATAAAACTAGACTAGTTAATTTTTTAGTTGATATCGAAACCTATAAAGCCTTTAAAATATGGTGTGTCGCTAATAACACTACAGTTTCGGCACATATTAGAGGTTTGGTTGATAAAACATTATCGGGTGAAATAACCGTAGAATGGAAAAAACGACCAGTCGAAAAGAAGAAAGGCGAATTAGAAGATTGGTTAAAAGAGTGGGATTAAGCTGCCGCGTAAGCGTCTGCTTGACTCCCGTTTCCATGTGTCACAGAACCCAACTGAGGGCTTTCAGTTCCAATTTGTGTTTGTATTTGTGTATTAGTCGGCGATGATACATTATTGATTATTGTACTACCGCCACCGCCACCAGTATCAGTGTTTGCGGCAATGGCATCAGATCGCTGAGTATTAATACCTGATCCGATTACATTTAAAGATTCACCAATCTCTTTCATAGGCAATGCTTTTAATCCACCACCAAAATCCATTTCTGGATATCCGTCAAAGAATCCATCACCCATTTTACCACCGTTCCACATTTTATCAAATAATGGTATTGCGTGTGCGGTAGCCAATCCAATTTCATCAATGTTACTCTTTAAGTCGCTTAAATCGGCATCTCCTAGTTTGGTTATGGCTGATGTAAAACGACCCAGCGCGTCAGCTGATTTGTCGAAATTATCTAATTTGCTATAATCTACATCCATCAATGCTGTTAAGCCTTCGGCCGTAGCTTCGTAAATTGATTTGTTTTCTCCTGGCGTAATAGCATCCATTAAACTGCCTAGAGATTGTGTGAGTTGACCAATACCACTAGTTCCCATTAAAAGAAGCATTCCAGCACCAACACTACCGGCTGCTGATAAAAATCCATCAAACTTTGAATAGTCTACTTTAGTTAGTTCGTTTAAACCTTCTGCGGTATTTTTCATTAGGTTCTTTAAACCAGAACCATCAGCACCCATTAAATTGATTGCTGCTGATGCTGCGCCCATTGCAGTAAAGAAAGCACCAATACCAATACCGATAGCCGCCATGCCTGTCACCATAGCACCAGAACCACCCGGCACCATTGCAAACAATCCACCAGCAGCAAGCATTCCTGAAAGAACAGCAAGAGCACCTGGATTACTTGCAAATGCTCCTAATCCTTCGGCAACGTTTTTCATCACAGGAACTAAACTAGATGCATCTGTATTTAAAATATCAATACCAGCCGCACCTAACGAAAGCCCCGCAAAGAAACCACCGATGCCTGC